TTTAGTTGCAAATTTAGAAGGTGCTGTTACAGGTAACGCTTCTACAGCAACTGCTCTTGCAAACGCTAGAACAATCGCTGGTCAGTCATTTGATGGTACTGGAAACATAACGATTGCTTCAACTGACCTATCAAACACTAGTGCTATTGCATTATTAACTGCTTCACAGACTTTAACTAATAAGACTTTAACAACACCTGTAATAGAAGAAATAGATGGTTCTACAATTACATTAGATAGTGCTGGCGATATAACACTAGACGCTGATGGTGCTGATATTAGACTATCAGATGGTGGAACAGAATTTGGTAGATTTACTAACTTATCATCAAACCTTGTAATGAAATCTATGGTATCTGATTCAGATATCATATTTAAAGGTAATGATGGTGGTTCTGAAGTAACTGCAATGACTATAGATATGTCAGCTGCAGGTGCTGTTACTTTCGGTGCTTATATAGTTTCGCCTACAATCATGGCGTCTTCAGAATTAAAACCTAATACAAATGACGCTGTTGCATTAGGAACTTCAAGTAGTAGTTTTTCTGATATTTTCTTGGCAGATGGTGCTGTACTTAACTTTGGTAATGACCAAGATGTAACACTTACTCACGTTGCTGATACAGGAATAATACTTGGCGCAAACAATCAATTACAATTTGGTGACGCAGGAGAACACATTGTGGGTGATGGTACAAATTTAACCATTGCTTCTTCAAACACAACAACAATAGACTCAACTAATAGTATATTCTTAAAGTCTGATCAATCAACTCACTTTAGAAAAGGATCAACTAATTATCTAACTATATCTGATAGTTCAAGTGACGCTGTAATTACTTCTGCCGTACAAGACAAAGATATTATATTCAAAGGTGATGATAACGGTTCTGCTATCACAGCATTAACTTTAGATATGTCAGACGGTGGTACTGCTATATTTAATAAAGATATAAAACTTGGTGATAGTAAAAATATTGAGATTGGTGCAAGTGGTGATTTAAGATTATACCACGATGGTTCAAACTCATATATAGATGATGTAGGAACAGGTGCTCTAATTGCTAGAGGTTCATCAATTAATATACAATCAGATAGTTTAAATCTTAAAAATTATGCAGGCGATGAATCATATCTAGTAGGTACAGTAGATGGTGCTGTAGAAATTAGATACGACAATAGTAAAAAGTTTGAAACAACATCAGCAGGTGCAACTGTAACTGGTGTATTAACTGCTACTCTTACAGGTGATGTAACAGGAGATGTTACAGGTAATGCTGACACAGCAACAACACTTGCAACTGCTAGAACAATTGCAGGTCAAAGTTTTGATGGTTCAGCAAACATAACTATCGCTTCAACAGATTTATCTAACACAAGTGCTATTACACTTTTAACTGCTACACAAACTTTAACTAATAAGACTTTAACAAGTCCTGTTATTAATGCTTTCACAGGTACAGGTAACGCTACTATTACAGGTGATTTAGAAGTAGGTGCTCATGCTGATAACAATGAAATAAGCGTAACTAGAATTACAACAAATCCATCTTCAATTAAATTACAAGCACATTCAAATGAACCAAAAATTATGTTTGGTACAAATGGTGTTGGTAATTATGGATTAAGATTTTCTGATACCAGCGATAATGTGTTAATGAAATTAACAACAGCAGGTAATTTAGGTATTGGTACAACAAGTCCAGACGCTGCATTAACTATTGCTAATGCTACAAATGCTGTAATAAATTTAAAAGATACAGGTTCTACTGGTACAACAGACGCACAAGCTAGAATTGATTTCTATAATGCTTCAAGTGGCGGAACATTAAAAGGTAGAGTTGGATATGCAACGAGTGGTGGTAATTTAGATATAATAAACATAGGTCAAGGAGATATAAAAATTGAAACTGGTGATGGTTATAGTGGAAGCATAACATCAATTGCTCTTGTTGCTAATGATAGTCAAATATTAACTGCTAGATCAAATGGTAAAGTTGGTATTAACACAAACGCTCCTGACGCAGAATTAGAAATTGTTACAACAAGTACAGATGACACATTATTATTAACTTCAACAGAAGCTAGTTCTACTGCCTCTCCAGTTATAACACTAAAAAGAAATAGTGGTAGTGTTGCTGACGCAGATTATCTTGGTCAATTAAAATTCAAAGGTGAAAATGACGCTGACGAAGAAATCACTTATGCTAAAGTTACAGGAAAAATACTGGATGCTTCAGATGGTACTGAAGATGGTTTATTAGAATTTGCAAACATCAAAGCAGGCTCACAAACAATTACTGCTAGATTAAGATCAGACTCTTTACAATTATTAAACGGTACAAGTTTATCAGTCGCAGGTGACGCTACAATCACAGGTGACTTAACTGTAAATGGTACAACAACTACTGTATCTACAACTAATACAGTTGTTTCAGATTCACTATTAGAATTAGGAAATGGTACTTCAGGTACTCCTTCAAATGACGCTGGTATCGTTATTGAAAGAGGAAGTGCTGATAACGCATTTATCGGATATGATGAAAGCGATGATAAGTTTAAAGTTGGTACTGGTTCATTCACAGGTGCAAGTACAGGAAATTTAACCGTTACAACTGGTACATTAGTTGCTAATTTAGAAGGTAATGTAACTGGTAACGTAACAGGTTCTTCAGGATCAACTACAGGAAACGCAGCTACTGCTACTGCATTAGAAACTGCTAGAAATATTGCTGGTCAATCATTTGATGGTACAGGCAATATCACAATTGCGTCAACTGATTTATCAGATACGTCTTCAATCGCATTATTAACGTCAAGTCAAACTTTAACTAATAAGACAATTGACTCTGATAACAACACAATTACTAATATAGTCAATGCTGATATTAAATCATCAGCTGCAATTGCATTTAGTAAGATGGCAGATTTAACTGCTTCACGTGCTTTAGTATCTGACGGTAGTGGTGATGTATCAGTAAGTGACGTAACATCAACAGAATTAGGTTATTTAGATGGTGTTTCAAGTGCAATTCAAACACAATTAGATAACAAAGCAACGAAAGGTTTTGCTATTGCGATGGCAATTGCATTATAAATATATAAATAAGAGAGAATAGATATGGCACAAAACTTTAGAAGATACATAGCAAGAAACGTTGGAACGTCAGCAGTCACTTTACATACTGCTAACAGTTACGATACTATTATAGGTATTGCTATTGCAAATACAACGTCAAGTGAAATCAAAGTAAGTGTCTATGTAAATGATGGTTCAAATGACTATCATTTAATAAAATACGCACCTATTCAAAAAGGTGGTACTTTACAAATTATAGATGGAGGAGCTAAATATGTCATTCAAAGTGCTGACGTATTAAAAATAGTATCTGATACTGCTAGTTCTTGTGATGTTTGGGTAAGTGCCGTTGACGCAATATCAGATTAAGGATTATAGATGGCTTATATAGGGAACAATACAAAACAAACTGCTGTTGATACAGTAGATGAAAGATTTGATGAATTTAAAGAAACGTCAATTGACGCTTCAAAAGTACAAACTATATTTTTAGGGGGAGATGAATCAGGAGTTGCTGATTCCCCAACAGACGCATTTGGTGTTTCCTTAAACGTTATAACAACAGACTGTAATCACAAGACATTTAGAAGAATTGATATGGGTACTGTAGTGGCTCAAGTCGGAGTAGTAGATTTTGGGTACGTTGCAAACTCTAATTAAAAAAAATAAGGAGTAAAATAACTAATAATTATAAATAGTATTAGTTTTTGTTAAAAAAGGGAGAAGTAAAACAATGCCAACAATTTTACAATTAAGAAGAGGAACTACTGCCGAAAACGCTGCCTATACAGGCGCAGCTGGTGAAATCACAGTAGATACTACTTTAAATAAAGTGTTACTACACGATGGTTCTACTGCAGGTGGTGCCGCTACTGTTGGTAACTTACAAGGAAATATTAGATTAGGTTCAACAGCTGCAGGCGAAATAGATACGTCTTCAGGAAATCTTACAATAGATTCAGCTGGTGGTACAGTAACGATTGACGACAATCTTACAGTATCAGGAAACTTAACAGTTTCAGGAACAACTACAACTGTTGATTCAACAACAATTAATGTTCAAAATGCTTTTGTATTTGAAGGTGCAACAGATGACGCACACGAAACTACATTAAATACAGTTGATCCTACAGGAGATAGAACAATATCTTTACCAAACGTTTCTGGTACATTACCAGTTCTTGCGGTCGCTTCAACAACACAGATTACATCTACACCAGAAGAATTAAACATTTTAGATGGTGTAACTTCAACGGCTGCTGAATTAAATGCTTTAGATGGTATTACATCAAGTGTTTCTGAATTAAACATACTAGACGGTGTAACAGCAACGGCTGCTGAAATAAATTTAATAGATGGTTCTGCTGCTGGTACAATCGCAAATAGTAAAGCAGTAATTTATGGTTCAAGTGGTGAAGTAAATGCAACAACTTTACAAATCGCAGGATCTGCTATCACATCAACTGCAGCTGAATTAAATATATTAGACGGCGTAACAGCAACGGCTGCTGAATTAAATTTAGTAGATGGTGGTACATCAGCAGGAACAACTGCTGTTGCAGGTGGTGATGGTATCGTAACTAACGACAACGGTACAATGCGTCAAACTACAGTAGATACGTTTGATACTTACCTTGCTGCTACATCAAAAACTTTAACTAACAAAACAATTTCAGGTGCTTCAAACACATTATCAAACATCGGTAACTCATCACTAACAAATAGTGGTATAACAGTTTCAGATGGTTCTAACACTACAGCAGTTGCTTTAGGTGGAACAATGACGTTTGCTGGTACTACTAACGAAATTGAAGTCGCTGAAAGTTCAGGAACAGTAACTATCGGATTGCCTAACAACGTAACAATCTCTGGTAACTTAACTGTATCAGGTGACACTACAACAGTTAATACTGCTACATTGGCAGTAGAAGATCCACTAATTAACCTTGCAACAGGTAACAACAGTTCAGACGCTGTTGATATTGGATTCTATGGGTTATACGACACATCAGGATCACAAGACTTGTATGCTGGTATGTTTAGGGATGCTGGTGATGGTAAGTTCAAATTGTTTAAAGACAATCAGGCTGCACCAACAACAACTGTAAATACTAGTGGTACTGGATACGCTGTTGCTACATTAGTTGCAAATTTAGAAGCAACTACTGCTACATTGGGTGGTTCTGATATTATCTCAACTGATAACACTAAAACTTTAACTAACAAAACTATTGTTGCTGGAAATAACACACTTTCGGGTATAGTATCATCAAACTTTAGTAGTGCTGTTAGATTACAGATTTTAGACTCAAGTGGTTCTACAGTTAAAGACTTATACGGTACTTCAACTTAATCCATAGTTATATACCTATTTTCATCAATAGGCAAGGTGTATTTAATTGCTATTATAAATAGTAATAAAGGATTAATATGGCCAACCCAGCAACAAGAGAACAATTAAAACAGTACGCTTTAAGAACACTAGGGAAACCTGTAATTGAAATCAACGTAGATGATGATCAATTAGAAGATAGACTAGATGAGGCGTTACAGTATTTTGCTCAATATCACTATGATGGTGTTGAAAGAACATACCTTAAATACAAAGTTACTCAAGCAGATGTAGATAGAATTAAATCGCCGTCAGGTGATACTGCGTCTAGTGTAACTAAAAATTCTGTTACTACTGCATGGACTGAACAAAATAATTTCATAGTAGTACCTGAAGCTGTATTGGCTGTAACTAGAATATTCCCATTATCAAATAGAGGTAATCAAAACTTATTTGATATAAGATACCAATTAAGACTTAACGATTTATACGATTTTTCTTCAACATCAATTATTCATTATGATATGGTGTTAAGACATTTAGATTTTTTAGACCACATATTAGTAGGTGAAAAACCTATTAGATTTAATCAATACAATAATAAACTATTCGTAGATATGGACTGGAAGACAGACATATCTGTGGGCGAGTATCTTGTTATAGAGTGTTTTAGAAAACTAGACCCTACCGTTATGACAGACGTTTATAACGACATATATTTAAAAAGATATGCTACTGCTTTATTTAAAAGACAATGGGGTGCTAATTTATCTAAATTTAATGGCGTTGCAATGTTAGGTGGTGTTACACTTAACGGACAACAAATATTTTCAGAAGCACAAGAAGACATAAGAAAGTTAGAAGAAGAAATAAGAGGCACTTACGAAACGCCTGTAACGTATATGATAGGATAATGCCATGCCAGTTAATCATTATTTTCAAAGTGGCAATGGGATTGGTAATGACGCAGAAAAAAGATTACATGAAGACCTTATAATTGAAGGTCTAAAAATATACGGACAAGATTGCTTTTACTTACCACGAACATTAGTCAATAAAGATTTAGTTTTAGGAGAGGATACTCTTTCTAAATTTGATCAATCATACATGTTAGAAATGTATATTGAAACAACTGACGGCTTTGCTGGCGAACAAGAATTAGTATCTAAATTTGGTTTAGAAATTAGAGATGATACAACATTTGTCATTGCAAAAAGAAGATGGCAAAATCAAGTAGATAATCAAGCAGTACAGATTGTAGATGGAAGACCTAACGAAGGTGATTTGATTTATGTACCTTTAATGAATAGTTTTTTTGAGATACAATTTGTAGAAGATCAGGAACCATTCTTTCAATTAGGTAACTTACCTGTCTTTAAATTAAAGACAACTAAATTTGAGTATAGTTCAGAAAAAATTGATACTGGTAGATCAGAAATTGACGTTGCTGAAGATAGATTATCTATTGATCAATTACAACATCAATTAGTACAAGAAGATGGTACAGGTTTCTTATTAGAAACTTCAGATTTAGTATTGAAAAATTACGACTACTTGGTATTAGAAAGTCATGTTGATGTTAATCTGGCAACACAAACAAGAGATTACGCTGATAATGCTACGTATGAAGCAGACGCAGGATTTGGTACTGCTAGTACGGCAGATGATATATTAGATTTCACAGAAAGAAACCCTTTTGGTGAAATAGATGAGGGTCAAGTATAATGTTCGGAAGACGATTTTACCATGAGTCATTAAGAAAAGTTGTTGTTGCATTTGGTACAATATTTAATAATATAATTATTCATAGAACAGACGCTGATGGTTCTGTATTACAAAGATTAAAAGTACCTCTATCATATTCGCCTAAAGAAAAGTTTTTAACAAGATTAGAACAACAACCTAATTTAGCAAATAGAGAAATGGCTGTTTCATTACCTCGTATGGGTTTTGAAATATCAGGTATTTCTTACGACTCATCTCGTAAATTACAACGAGTAGGCAAGTTTAAAAAAGTGCATGGTTCAGACGCAGGACAACAATACTATCAATATAATCCTGTACCTTACAATATAAGTTTTAATTTATATTCATTTACAGCAACTGCTGAAGGTGGATTACAAATCATAGAACAAATATTACCTTATTTTCAACCTGACTATACAGTAACAATTAATGCAATACCAGAGATGGGAATAAAACGTGATGTTCCTATAACACTAAATAGTGTTAATTATGAAGATACCTACGATGGTTCTTTTACAACAAGACGTGCTGTAAATTACACTTTAGGATTTACTGCTAAAACTTACTTGTATGGTCCTGTGTATGCTGCTAAAGTAATTAAAGAAACAACGGCAGATTTATTTACAGATACAGCAGCAGGTTCAACAAGAGAAGAAAGAATTGTTGTAGTACCTAATCCTACATCAGCTGACGCAGATGATGATTTTGGATTTACTACAACTATAACTAATTTTAATGATTCGAAAACATATAACCAGACTACAGATAGTGATGAATAATTATGAGTATAGACGAAAAAATAAACGAAGCCCTTGGTATCTCTAACGACAAGCCTGTAACAAAGGCCGTAGTCAAAAAAGAATACACTCCACCAGTTCCTAGAATAGAAGAAAAAGGAAAAGAGGACGTAGATAACGATTACAAATACAGTAGAGAAAACTATTACAATCTTATAGAAAGAGGACAAGACGCAATACAAGGCATACTTGATATTGCAAACGAGAGTCAACATCCTAGAGCATATGAAGTTGCAGGTAACTTAATTAAACAAGTTGCTGATACTGTGGATAAGTTACAAGATTTACAAGGTAAATTAAAAACACTAAAACATGTACCTGATAAAACAAGTACAAATATCAAACAAGCATTATTTGTAGGTTCATCAAAAGAATTACATAGTTTATTAAAAAATAAAAATAAAAATGTAACACCACAAGAAGACAAAGAGTTTGATCAATACAATAGAGATACAAAAAACGATCCTTTTAAAGGAACAACTATTGAAGGTAAAGATTAATGACCGAAGCATATCTAGGTAATCCTAATCTATACAAAGCAAATCTACAACAAAGTTATACCGAAGATCAAGTAAGAGAGATTGCCAAGTGTATGGATGACCCTATACATTTTATAAAAACATATACTAGAATTGTTAATATTGATGAAGGTCTAGTACCTTTTAATATGTATCCTTTTCAGGATAAAATGGTTAAGACATTCCATGAAAATCGTTTTTCTATCTGTAAACTTCCTAGACAGTCTGGTAAATCAACTACAATTATCTCATATCTATTACATCAAGTTATATTCAATGATAATATAAATGTTGCCATACTTGCAAACAAATCATCTACTGCTAGAGATTTATTAGGTAGATTACAACTTGCAT